TACCTGCTGTACTGCATACATGGTACAGGTGGAGGGAAGAAACCAGGGGCATCAATCAATAATATGCTAGATTTAGGACTTTCGATAGATTGCGATATTTATATTATGGGGCATACACATAAAAAGACTGCTCACAAGAACACATTCCGTAGGGTAGATACCCGAAACAATCGGATAACCGATGAGCAGGAAAGACTGTTTATAACTACTTCAAGTTACACTGCATTCGGTGGGTATGCTGCAAGGGGCATGATGATACCTTCGGCGAAGGGTTCTGTACCTGTTACACTGAGCGGAGTAAGGAAAGAGTTTTTTGCAACTGTATAGGAGGGGGTGCCATATTGGAAATTGGTTATTGTTTTGATTGCAATGAGTTGAATTATGCTTTAACAAATAAAAACGGGGTGTATGAACGGGCGAACATGTCTAATAATCATGTCGGGCACAATCAGCATGTTTTTGGTAGACCCGAAAAGTATTGTGCGCCAATAAAAAACGTTTTGACTAAATTACAGGCAACATTGCCCATAACACACAATGAAATGATTTTATTTAAGCTCGCTATTGATTTGGGAGAGATAGACCAATATAAAAAGCATTACGGAGGAATCACAAAGCGGAGACTGCTGGAGATTGTGAGGGGGCGTGATGGAATATCCATGCACCAACTGCAAGAAGAAATATATTGATTATTACGGTTATATGGGATTATGTGAGCGTTGCGAATTGATAAAAGCATATCAGGAGGGAGATACATGCTGCCAGGAAGAATCAGAATCGGATGGCGAGAATACGAAGTAGTTGAAGTAGAGGAAATAATCAATGACGAAGCAGAAGATTGTGCAGGGCATATAGATTATTGCGAAGAGATAATTGAGATTAAAAGCGACATGAAAGATACGCAGAAAGCGTGCACACTGTTCCATGAACTGATTCATCACTGTCTATATGCTACGGGGCATTTTGACGCTAAAAATGATGAGGAAATTTGCACGGCTATTAGTGAGCAATTCATGCAACTGTTCACGGATAATCCTTATTTGATTCATCAACTGTTTAATTTGGGAGGGGTGCAAGAATGATTAAATTCCGTGCAAGTCTGCCAGATATACAAAGTGCAATAAGTATAGGCGGTGACGGTGCAAGAATTAAAATTGATGTACCTGAGACGGATATGGCAGAAGTAATAAAACTTGTACTGCTGAAGGGGAAAGTCTTTACTATAACTATTGAATGTGAGTAGGTGATGAAATGGCAAGACCCAAAAAAGAAATAGATTATGTACTAGTTGGTAAGCTTGCTATGATTCAGTGTACGCAGGAAGAAATTGCAGGCATATTGGATATAGACGTTAGAACATTGCTAAGGGATGAAACGTTTTGTCATATTTTCCATACAAAAAAAGAAGATGGTAAAGCATCCCTGCGGCGTATGCAGTGGAAGAAAGCGGAAGAAGGAAATGCTACAATGCAGATATGGTTGGGTAAGCAGTATCTGGGGCAGACTGATAAGCAGGAGCTAGATCAGAAATCAGATACGAAAATTGAAGTAGTGATAAAGGAAGTTTAATATGCAGGTAGAGCTGAAAGTGAATAAGGCATACAGGCCATATTTGAAAAGTACGAATAGGTATGAAATATTCTACGGCGGTAGCGGTTCGGGCAAAAGTCATTTCGTAGCGCAGAAGATGGTACTTAATCATATTCGCGAAGCTGGGCGTAAGACTCTGGTTGTCCGTAAAGTAGGCAGAACTATAAGGCACTCCTGCTTCAGTCTGATCCGTGAGGTTATAGCTTCCACCGGGTTGGAGAAGCATTTCAATATCCCGAAGGGTAAGACTGAATTTGACATTACCTGCTTTAACGGGAATCAGTTTATATTCACTGGGTTGGATGATGTAGAAAAGTTAAAGTCTATTGTGGGCGTTACTGATATTTGGGTGGAAGAAGCAACGGAGATAACACAAGACGATTTTACGCAGATAGACTTACGGTTGAGAGGTGAGAGCCGACACCCGAAGCAGATCATATTGACTTATAACCCTGTAAGCGCTTTGAGCTGGTTAAAGAGGTATTTCCATGATGCACCTTCGGAGAATATATCCATACTGCGAACAACGTATAAAGATAATGCGTTTATTGATGATGAATACAGAAATGTTTTGGAGTCTTTGGAGCAGAAAGATCCGACTTATTATAAGATATATGCTTTAGGTGAATGGGGCGTCCTGGGGAATCTGATATTAAGCAATTATGAAGTATCTGACTTTGACAATAACACTGATAATTTTACTGTGTATCAAGGCTTGGACTTTGGATTTAATGACCCTTCGGCGTTTGTGAAGGTGGGCGTGCGTGATGATGAAATATATATACTTGATGAATTGTACCTGAAGGGTTTGACGAATATTGAACTGCTTGGATATGTTGAGCAAATGACGGACAGGAAAATTAGTATCATTGCAGATTCATCAGAGCCAGACAGGATAAAAGAGTTTCGGCAGAAAGGTTTTAACATGAGGGCAGCAGAGAAGGGGCCGGGTTCAATCAAGGCGGGCCTGGACTTTATCAAACGGAGAAAGATTAATATTCATCCTTCCTGCTCTAACTTTTTGAAAGAGATTCAAGGGTACAAATACCGCGAGGATAAAGACGGGAATGTGTATGATGAACCTGTCGATATGAATAACCATTTGATGGATGCGTTACGATATGCTTTAGAGGATATGAGAAAGAACAGGAAACTGTCTGTTGGCAAAAGCATTTACTAGGGGTGATTGAATGGATTATAGCCGTATTTTGCACCAGAATTACATACAGATTGCGTATGATAGACTGTCTGCTGACCCTGCACCGGATTCAGATTTGATAAAGTTCTTGATTAAAGGGCATGAGGAAGAAGCAAAAAGAATGTATGACCTGCATGAGCGGTACAAGGCATCCGCTCAGGGTGTGCCAATCATGAAAAGACGTTTTGACGATGGAAGCAAGATAAACAATAAGATTAACAATGATTTTTTCTCTGATATTGTAGATACTAAGGTTGGTTACTTTGCAGGGCGCCCGATATCCTATATGCACCGGGACAAGTTACAGGAGGTTGAGGATGAAATAGCGCTGTTCAGCCGGCGTAATAACCTGCCCGATCTGGATTCAGAGACAGTCAAGACAATGGCAATCTGCGGAATGGCCGTGCGATTGCTTTATTTTGATTTAGACGGGAACGAAAAAGCAATAAATATTTATCCGTGGGAAGCGATTCTGATACATGAGGATGGGATAGAAGCACCGATTGCAGCAATGCGTTATTATGACGTGGAAAGAATCAGGAACGGTAAATGGCAGAAGATTAAAAGGGTTGAGTGGTATGATGATACGAATGTAACCTATTGGATTGAGCAGAGCAAGGACGGGCAGTATTTGTTGGACGGAGATGCAGGGGTAAATCCGCAGGAACACAACTTTGATTTTATTCCTGTCATAGGATTCTCCAATAATGAAGAATTACAGGGCGATTGTGAAAAAGTGCTTGCGTTGATTGACGGGTACGATAGGACTTTATCTGATGTGAACTCTGAAATTGAGCAGTTCAGGCTTGCGTACTTTGCAACATACGGCGTGGAAATTGACGAAGAAACCTTGCAGAAAGCAATGCGGACGGGTGCATTTAGTTTCCCGGATACAGATAGCAAGATGGAGTTTGTCACAAAGAGCATGGACGGCTCAATGGTAGAATCTCACCTTGACAGGCTAGAGGATAACATTATGCGGTTTGCTAAGTCTATCAATCTGGCAGACGAGCAGTTTTCTGGTACTTCTTCAGGCGTAGCGTTGCGTTATAAAATGTTCGGGTTAGAGAGTAAGTGCATTACAGCAGAACGGAAAATGACAACTGCTTTACGGAGAATGTTTGAGGTTTTAGGTTCTGCCTGGAACAAAAAAGATATTACATTTGATGCTCTAGATATTGACTTCCAATTTACTCGCAACTTCCCGCTGAACCTATTGGATGAAGCACAGACTTCGCAGACATTGAAAGGCTTAGTAAGCGATCAGACTAGACTTTCACTGCT